TGGAGTGCTGCCAACGAATCTGTTTTTGTTTCAGTAACTCGTGCTCAATTCCACTCGTGGCGGGCTAACTACCGCAATATGGTGAAGCACGGGGTGTCTACTCTGGATGCTCAGATTATGGCTATGAAGTTAGCCAGTGAGGTTTATCCTTTGGCTAACCCTGCTTTGTTAGGTCAATCTCAGAAGAGGGCAGCATTACTCAGAACGATGCCAACATCCTACTCCTTTATTCATCAACCATTAGAGCTAATCGGCGAGACGACAACGGGGTTGGCTAAGTTAGTGGCATTTCAAAAGCTCACACCAAAAGAATCACTCTCTATCAAGATAGCTCTTACTGGGGCAGCCTCGACACTAGCTATCTCAGTTACTAGCGCTGCCTTATCAGCCATTGCGAGGGGAGATGATGACGAAGAGATAATAAACGCTATGTGGCAGGCAATTGACCCTGACCCGAAGAATGGAAACTTTGCTAGCATCATTATTGGCGGTAAACGAATCCCTCTCGGCGGTCCGTATAGGGCTTTATTCCGGGCATTTTATCCCCAGAAAGTTGAAGGCGTGCCTTTCCCCGTGCCATTTTATGGGGTTCTACATTATGATGTTAAAAGAGGCAAACCAGATGGATATCTTTGGAACAGGATTACACCAGCGATAAGAACGCAATTAGACCTTTTAATCAACAAGGATTATTCTGGGGCGCCAATCCTGAAAGGCAATTTTTTTGAGATATTCCTGAGAGGCTTGGAATATGAGTTTGAGAATGTCTTACCCCTTACTCTTGGTGCGCCACTTGAAGCAGTCCGATTAGGAGAGCGCTATAAAGAGGACATCTGGCAACAGGTCATATCTCAATTTATGGGCGTAAATCTGGTTACTTTGGACAATACCTACCTTGACCGGGAGAGAAAGAAACTGGGGCTGCTTATTCCCTGGGAATATAACGAAGCCAAGCCATTCAGGGTTCAAAAGCAGGACTACTACACGGTATCGGATTACTTCGGTAAAGTTGGTCTAGTCTACAGGGATATTGACCCTGAGACAATGACGGAACGCAAGGGGTATGAGCCATTGGATAAACTGATGGTAGAAACCCGTCTTCTGTGGACGGAGACCGAGAAGCTAACCAACCAAAAGCTCAAAGGTTTAACCCTTGAAGAAGCAGAACTAAGATTTGAAAATGGCAATATCAGCCAGCGTGAGTATGCTCTCATTACTGACTTTTACAATCAGAAGGATGAGAGAGCAAAAGCGCAGTTTCTAAAGGATAACCCGGGGCTGGAATTAAACCCACGCAAAGAATATCTGGTGAATAACCCGAAGCAAAATGCCAGATTAGCGTTGGTAGGTAAAGCAGATTTACTCACTAAAGAAGCCTACAATGAGTTCAAGAGGCTGATTAAGGAATACGATATACCAGATAGTGCTATCCCTGAGATGACCTTACCACCAGAAGGCTCTATTGATAACTACTTCAAGTATCAGGCTCTGGAGAATAAGCAATCTTGGGAAGCTCAACTGATGCTGGCAAAGGATGAGGCACTTCATATATTCCTTCAACCAGATAAAACGAAATGGGATGATACTCCGATTGCGTCACTGGAATTGAAGGTCAAAAATAGAGAACATTATACTGCTTACGATATGTTAGGGACAGACGCAGAACGTAAGCAGTATAAACTTGATAACCCCGATTGGGTAGATGATACCAGGCGCATTGAAGCGATTGAGAAGGGAACTGCTCAAATACCGACTCCCGCTCCTCTAATCAGTTCCCATGTGGACTACGGCAAGCTTCAGGATAAAGAAGGTGTAGGCTCATCCAGCGCCGAGACAATGCTTTACCGAGTGGACAATCCTAAGTATGACCAATGGCGACAGGATGTGAGTATCTGGGGAGACCAGGCATTAAAGCCGCTCGACCCGGCTAAAATCCCTATCTGGCGTATCGATGTTAAGTATCAAAAGGAGGATGCTGAATATGAGTCCATCAGAGAAGAAAATATCACACTTCAAGCTAAATTACGCAACGACTACCTCCTGGCAAGTCCCAATTACCGCCAGGACAGGAGACGGAGAGAAGCTCATCAAAAAGGTTTGGTTGCCTACATAGAAGATTATGTCCTCTATTACGAGATGGCAGTCAAAGGTAAGAGGCAAGAGCGCTTCCTGTTTAATAATCCTGATTTTGCCAGGGCATTGGGCTTAAAAGTGCCAGAGAAAGTGCCTGGTGTCGCCTATGATGACCTCTATGACCAGTATCCTGACCTTTTTGACCAATACGAGGATGCTGACGCAGATGGGAAAAAACAAATCTTTGCTGAGAATCCAGCTTTTAAGGAAGCCTACTATCGCCGGGAAGCCTATAGTAAATTCATTCCTGAAAATGAGATTGATAAGTATGTGGCCGATAAACTCGGTAAGGGAGCTTCCGTATCCCCAACGAAAAGAACAACTACTAGGGGAGCTTTCTCCAGTGCTGTATCGGCTGCTGAGGCAGATTTTGAGAAAAGATTGGCAGCGTTAAGGAGGTAAAAGTAAGAAGTGACAGAACATATTAACCTAAAGTGGAAGATAAAGTTTAGCTGGGAAGGTTTTGCTAAAATAAGTAGGCAGGAAGTTGTAGATTTTCTTTCCCGAAATGGTTACTCAAAATTGGAAGTAGAGCGCTTATTCAAAGATAATGCCATGAAGATTTCAGATACAAGGTTAACTGATGATAAGGAACATTTTGTATGGTATAAGCGGCCCTTTGCCAATATTGAAATAGTTGAAACAGGTAATGTTATCTATATTGGTAAGCATCATTGGGTGATTCTAGAGGCAATTCGTTTTACCTGGTATGAGTGGTTATATTACAAATTGCGTGATTGCCTAGATAAAATTATGGAAGGATATGGTCAGTGGATAAAGGGGATTGGGAAATGTTAGCGGGTAAAGTAGGAGACAGGGTTTGACAATGGTGTTAAACCTTGATTTAGAAACTCAAAGGAGGATAGATGTTAAAGGGATTGTTCAGATTGAAACGAAGGGATAATCGGACTGAGGATAATGCAAAAAGTTCTAGGCGATGGGAAGTCCGCTCACCTGTTTTGATAGCTCTGGCAAAAAGTGTTCAGCGCATAAAAGACGGAAACCTGGATGATACTCTGCTAATTGAGCGACTTTATAATGGTTTGAAACATACGGCGTATCTTCAATATGACGCATCATTAGCTTCTCTGGCGCACTCCCTCGCGGATGAACTAGCGAATAAGCAATATGATACTATATCCGAGCATTGTAGTGATTTAATCCGTCTTATCGGAGAAGAGCTAAAAAGACTCTGAGGGTGTTCGGATATTTCGGAGTGGAGAATTGAAGAATAATTGAGGGAGACCACTTGACAAATCATAAAGAGCGTGCTTTAATTAAAGAAAAGGAGTTGAGCAAGACGCAACTGAACTTCCTGGAATTCTGCCAGAAGTTTGGCTGGGGCAAGATTGAGGTGACAGTCGTAAATGGAGAGCCTGTCGGAACTAAGGAAATAGAACGGACTCACCGGCATGACATTTAACAATTAAATAAAGTTATCTAGTGGCGGAATAGGTAGACGCTAGGCACTTGCTATACTCAAGACCTAACCATTTGCACCCGACCCTACAGGATGGCCGCAAGCCAAATGGGCGTAAGCAAGTATCGGGACACAGTTTGGTCATCTAGGGTGCAAATCCCTAGCTAGATAACTCTCGGCTTGAATTTAGGAAAATAGAGCCGGATTTGATTCCTTCGGGAATTGAGTTCGGCTTTTTTATTATCAAGAGCAGGGAGGTGTGCTATGCCGAGTGTTAGTAAAGGTCAGAGGTCTGTGGCTTGTATGGCGGAGGCGATGATTGAAGGGAAGATGTCAAAATCCCGCTCAGCGCAGGCAGCTAAGATGGCGGAATCAATGAGTAAAGAGGATATTTCAAAAATGTGCCATACCACAGACGAAGAAATGGCGGCAACTAAAAAATAATAGGAGGATGAGTAATGGCTAAACAGGGCGTAGGTGAAAGCAAATCGGGCACTATGACAGAGAAGGAAGAGCCGGCTCCGGCTGCCTCTGAGAAGGAAGTCAAAATCCCCGAAGAAGCGAATAAGGTATCCCCTGAAGAAGAGCCAATATATTCTCAGACACAAGCTAATTTACTGCTTCACGCTGCACAATCCGAGTGGGGACGGCAGAGAACGGCGTTAGAAAAGGACAGGGACACATACAAGTCCCAAGCCGAGAAACAGCAGTCCGACCTGGCAGACAATGCTAAAGATATTGAAGCACTACAAACGAAACTGGATGATATGTCCAGTGATGACCCGCAGAAGTTCGATGTTGCCAAAGAACTGAAAGCAGCCAGGGAGGAAAGAAAGCAATTAAAAGCCGATAGAGTAGCTCTTGAAGATGAAAAGAGGACACTCGAACCCTATAAACAGGAAAAGCGGACGAGAGCCATCTTTGACATCGCTCAGGAATATGAGGTAGACAACTACGATAAACTTTATGACCTGTGTGATGTGATGGGAGCTAACTCTGAAGAGCAAATACGCAAAATTGCCGATACCATTTGGCTAAAGCGTGGAGTAGGAGAGAAAGAGGACTCGGCGGCGAAGCTCCCGAAAGCCCCGAAGGCTTTTTCAGGTAAATCGGATGGAGGCTCTTCTGGTTTTACCAGAACTCAAATAAGCGACCGAACGTTCTACTTAGCACATAAGGCTGAAATTGAGGCTGCTATGGCAGAACCAGGTCATCCCAAAATCAAAGATTAAGGAGGTTACCATATGGCTCTAAGTGCAAGAACTCCGACTGGGGCTGACACCGCAGGTTTTGTTCCTGAAGTGTGGATGAACCAAGTTATCGATGCTGCCCAGAAAAATCTCGTTGCATGGGAATCTACCGACCATAGTTGGCAGATAGGCAAAAAGAGGGGTGATACCGCTAATATCGGTGTTACCAATCATGTTACTGCGACTGAGGTTACCGTAGGCACAAAGGCAGCCAGTCTGGATATAGCCACAGGCTCCAAGAAGCAACTGGTTATGGACCAATGGTGGGAAGCCCCAATAGACATTGACGACATGACCGATTTCCAGTCTCAAATTGGCTGGGATGTGGAATGTCGAAAAGAAGCTGAGTATTCTATCCGAGTCAAGGTGGATTCCACAGTTTGTGCTCTTTTCTCCGCCTTGAATGCTGCCTCTGTCCAGGGCAGTGATGGTGTGGAAGTTACCGATGACCTTCTAATTGACGTTGTTGAACTTCTGCAAGAAAGCGATGTGCCTTGGAATCCAGCCGACCTATCTCTCATCGGAGACCCATCTATGGCTGCGGACATGATGAAATACGACAAGTTCGTGTCTATGCAATACATCCAGATAGGTGCGGTTGAGAATGGCATCATTGCTAAGAACCACCCTATCTATGGTTGCACCGTCAAGATAACCAATAATCTGACGGCAGCTACTACCGGTGCTTACGCCGTAATAATGCACCGGAAGGCTATCGCTAGCGCTCTCCAAATCAATAAGCCATGGATGAAACCCTTTGAGGAACTTCACCAGGTAAGATTCCAACATGAGGCTCTCTGGGGTGTGCTAGAGGTGAGGGATAATTTCGGAATACCGTTCTACACTAGAAAAAGTTGACATAATAAGGGAAAGGCGTAAGGAAGGTCTGCCATGCCGCTTTATGAGTTCGAATGTCAGGAATGTGGGAATCGTCAGGAAGTATTAGCCCAAATGGGTGATGACTACCCTATGTGTTGTGGTGCGGTTATGAGGCGCACCTATTCAACTCTGGCAATTCGGGATTCCCGTTCCTTAACTGGCAAAAGGCATGAACTCTGGATTGGTAGGATAGACGAAATCCATAAGAGACAGGCAGACCGAGGTGAGCGCCTCCGACTCCCTCACCCAAGCGAGGTGCTCTAAATTGAATAAGTGGCTTTGGGAAATGTGCCCGCAACAATTCTCCGACATAGGTGAGCTACACCGCTCCCATAGGTGTCGTTAAAGAAGAGGAGGAAAAATAATGTTCGGACAAATTGCTGATATAGGTAAATTCATCAGATTTAAGGGTGGAGCAGATTATGACCTTAATATGAAAGGTAATCTGAATCCGCACAAGCTCTTCCGGGAGTGGAACTTCAAGGAACTGGCACTGGACGAGACTAACCAATATACGAAGTTCGTGGATACTACTTCGGCGGTAGCCCTTGCCAATGGCGGTATCACCCTGACAACAGCAGCGACCGATACTAAGACTTGTAGTTATGGCTTCGGCGGGCTTTATGTCCGGTGTGCCAAGAAACCTGTGCTCGAGTTCAAGTTCCAGATTGATGATATTGCTAATGTGGCTATCGATGCTGTGCTTACCGATGCCAAAGAGGAAGCAACCGGGCTGTTACCATTCCTCATTGATGGCACGACCATAACCGATACGGCAACTGATGCTGTGGGATTCTGCTTTGATACAGCACAGACGACAGACCGATACTACATCGTCAATACAAAGAACGGGACTCAGGCTGGGACGCTTCTTACTGCCGTCCAAGCACCCTGGGCTGCCGCTACCGACATCAGGGTCAGGGTGGCTTTGGATACTTCAGGCAACGCTCACTTCTACTATAACGGCGTTAATGTAGGTTACAAGCCTAATGCTGTTACTTCGACAGTGTCCTTAGTGCCCTACTTCGGAATTCGCAACCGGAATGCTAGCGCCCACATAGCGACATTAAGATATGTTCGCCTGTGGGAGGATGTCTAAAAATAAAAAAGGGAGGAAAAAAGAAAAATGGCAAACGATTTTCAGGATAGAAGCGACAATGCACAAGCGGCATTAGTCAACGGCAAAAGGGATGTTGTTTCTGCACCCAACTACTGGAGATGGCTGATGGAAGGCAAGGTCTTTGAGGCCGGGTTCGGCGCCGAAAGCACGGCTGCCGATTCTCAGGCTTCATTGGTTGCCACGACAGCAACCTTCGCTCTTCAATCACCAGAGGGCGACAGTCCGATTGTGGTGCCTATCTGCCTCAAACTAATGTGCACGGCAGATGGTGGGGCACTGAGCAAGTTTCAGGTGCTTTTCACTAAAGCAGCTAAGGAGTGTGCCACAAAACTAGCACTAAGCACGACCCGGGATTTGTATAGCAAACACTCTCTCTACCGGAAAAGCTCACCCGCAAAAGAGCAAGCGGCAAAGGCGTACTTCGGGCAAGCGACCACCTTTGACATTACGGTGAGTGCCCTGGTAGCAGCCGAATATGTAGCCTACCACTTAGGCCATGTCATCGATGCGGTGCTGACCACTGGTTTGGTGGCATTGGGTGAAGGCCCGTCTAACGTGCAGACATTCCGATTCTTGAAGGACGGAGTGCCTCACCTGCTGACTCAAGGCGCTGCGATGCTGGTCTACATCTACACTGGCACGAGCGACTCAACATGGTTTCCCTATATGCAGTGGGCGGAACTAGAGGAAGATGACCTGCATTAACCCGGTAAAATAAAATAAAAGGAGGAATGTAATACAATGTCTGACTTTCAAGATAGAAATAGCGTAGCGCAAGCTGCGAGAGTATCCGGCGTAGGCAACCTGATAACTTCCTCAACTTTGCTCCGGTGGGCAATAGAGGGAAAGGTATTCGAGGCTGGATTCGGTGCGGAGGACACGGCGACTTCCATTGAGGCGGCGCTGAACGACACCACACCAGCGTTCTCGCTTCAGGCGCCGGCATCCAGCACATTGCTGGTAATTCCATTGGTCGCAAAGGTAGCCCTCGTAACTGTCGGCGGGGCGGCACATAAGGTATTGCTTGCATTTACCAAGCCAGCAGGACTTTGTGCTACTGCTTTGACTTTGTCTGGCACAGCCTTTACGAGTAAGCATGCAGTTTACCGCACAAGCCCGCCGCAGACAGCACAGGATGCCTTAGTGCTTTACAATGTAACAGCATCGGCACTGGTAGCTGCGGATTACATAACTTACGACTACAAAATTGCCACAGCTGCCACACTGACTACGGGTCTGGTAGCATTGGGCGAGGGCCCCTCAAACGTGCAGACCTGGGATTTCCTGGAAGATGGTTTCCCTCACTTGATGAGTAGCGGGGCGGCAATGCTTATTTACTGCTCCAGTGATACCACTGATGCGGCTGCGATGAGCTATCTAAAATGGGCGGAAGTAACTAAAGACGACCTGTATTAAGGGGAAATGAAATATGCAAAGTCGTGTGTTACGCTGGTTTGTGCCAGGTGAGCAAGGTCAGATTGAACAAGGTATAGGTGGTAGCTTCCTGTTGGATAGCGACTACCGTATCAAGTGGGTTCACCTGAGCCTTAGAAAGGCGACCAAAGGAACGAGACCCCTCAAGATAGATATAACCGATGATGGAGTGGGTATCTTTGACGCCAAACCAGCATTGGTAGCTAATCAAACCGACAAGATATGGACGACTGTCCCAGGTCAGGTCTTACGGGAAAACTCAGTGCTTAAGCTCAACAGAGACCAGACCGCCGATATCTACCCGGGAGAAGACTTGACAGTAGAATTAGGTTTAGAGGAATCCTAAAACTAAAGCCAGTGGCGGGGGGGGGTGATAATCCCCCCCCAAAAAAAAAAAAAAAGGGAAAATCCCGA